TTAGGGTTGACTTTCATTTTTTTTAATTTCTAACTCTAATTCTCTTGTCATTATTGAACGTTCCAATTCTACAAGTTTTTTCTCTTTTTCACGAAGTTCCTTATCTCTCTCTATTAATTCAGAATACATGCTTGTAACCTTCGCTTCTCTTTCAGCAAGCATGTTTTCTCTCTTATTCAATATTTGCTCCCTTTCGTCCACCAATTTAAGGCGTGACTTAAACTCCTCTGTATCGAGTATTTTCTCGACAGCCCCATTGACCATATCCTCAATAGAAGGTTGTGGAACGGGCTCTCCTGGCTTAAGCATAACTTCACCTTCTCCCGTATAAATAAAGTTTGCATTCATATTAGGCCATTTTTCAATAATTTTCCTCACGATCTCCGGATGGAATTTTTTTACTCGTCCTCTTTGTAAATCAAAGATACGCTGGTAGTTCACGCCAATCGTTTTGGCAAATGTAGGAGCATTGAGGCCAACAGCCTTAAGAACTCTGTCAATGATAATTGTTGCATCCATATTTCAAGTTTTTAAGCTGCGTTCATGATTTTGCAGGTATGATTAAAAAACCTTAAAAAGATAATATTTGATTATATTTTCTTTTGCCATGTCCGCAGAAATGATTATATTTGCAAATAATAATAATAATAACGCCTTACAAAGATAGGCAAATAAGTTCAAGAATGCAAATAAGTTTTATACCAAAAAGTAACAAAATGATTGTAAATGCCGATAACTGGCAATACATTCAACTTGTGCGAAAGGTGAAACAAAAGGATTTTATATGGAAGATTTAGTAAAAAAAGAACCCATCGTGCCAACCTTGCGAGAGTTACAGGTTGGTGAGAGTCATTGCTTTCCAATTGAGCAACGTTCGAGTGTGTATGTGTCGTGTCAGCGTATGGTGAAAGAAGGTATGCGCACTGGCTGGAATTATGAAATGCTGGAACACGCTGAAGATTTTACCGTAGAAGTTCGACGTATATCATGAGGTCTGAACTCAGCCCCACGGAATTCCATATAGCAGAAAGCTATTGCCGTGGTCTGATTGATAAGGAAGTAGCAGAAGTTGTTGACAAGCCCGTTTGGACTGTAAGGACACATAAAAAACATATTTACCAAAAACTCCAAATATCATCAATGCAAGAGCTTGTTCTTTGGATGGTATGTAAGCGTATTGGTAAAGTGTGGAATGCAAGGGAAGTTCGATTGAGAGGACTTAGTGCAATCCTGTCCATTCTTTTGTTTATCCAGGCTGTTCTGCATATTCAGTTACAATCAGTAGTAGAACGAAGAAGAATATTTCCAGTTGAAAGAATAAGGGAAGAATTTGAAAGACCAAGAAATGGAAATGGTAACAAGTCAAACTGAATCAGATATTCGATTTAAGAGTCTTGTCATGAGGCTAAGAGGGGTAGAGTTCTCACGTAGACTTGCCGTGAAACTTCTTGGTGGAGAAAAGAGACTCGATAGGCTTATGCTGCAAGGGAAAATTCATGCTACAAAACGCACAGGGGCAAGTAATACAATGTGGCGTTTTGATGCAGCTGAAATAGTAAAATACGTGAAACCTAATAAAATCTTTATGACATGAGTGGATAAGATATAATAGAATCAACAAATTATATAATCAAAATTACTGTTAGTATGATAGTTGTTGATTATAATAAAAGCAAATAAAATTATTGTATTAATCTTTAAAATCATTTTTATGAGTTTATTTAAGAAAGCCTCAGAACTTGAGGAGAAAAAAGCAATTAGTGTTCTTATTTATGGTCAACCTGGTGCTGGTAAATCAACCCTTGGTGTTAGCGCACCTGGACCAGTGGTTGTGTTCGACTTTGATGGCGGTATTCGTCGTGTAAACATGGCTCACCGTGCAGAAGTAATTACAGTGGAGGTAAAGCAATGGAGCGAAGTTGGACAAGCTCTTGCCGACCCTGAGATGGCAGCATTCAATACTATTGTCATAGACACGGCAGGGAAAATGCTTTCGTTTATGGATAAGGATATCATTGCAAAAAGCCGAGACAAAAACCCAATTCGTTCTCTCACATTGAACGAGTACGGTATTCGTAAGTCGATGTTCAATTCATTTGTTCAGCAGGTTTTAGCTATGGGAAAGAACCTTGTTTTCATTGCACATGAACGTGAGGAGAAAGATGGCGATATCAAAAAGATTCGCCCAGAGATTGGTGGAAGTTCCGCAGGCGATCTGATTAAGGAACTTGATCTGGTTGGCTATCTGCAGCTTATTGGAACAGAACGTGTTATTTCTTTTACACCCTGTGAAAGATTTTACGCTAAAAACGCATGTAACTTACCACCAGCATTTAAGGTACCTATCATTCTCGATGCCAATGGCAACATGACAAAAGACACTAAGGGGCGAGTGATAAGGAATACGTTCCTTACAGATGTTGTAAGCACTTATACAATGTCACAGGCAGAGCGTACAAAACGACTCCTGCATTATGACGATCTTAAGAACGAAGTGGAATTACGAATCACAGATGTGCATGATGCCGAATCAGCTAACGAAGCTCAGGAGGCATTTGAAGAAATGGAGGAGGTTTTCGACATCCGTCTTTATGCAAAACAACTTTTGTACGAAAAGTCTGTTAAATTGGGCCTAAGATGGAACCGCACAGAGAGCAAGTATGAAGCTGCCAAAGAAAAATAGCCTATGGACGGAACAGAGCTTAAGTATCGCATTTATCCGAGTCTTTTGGATAAGTTTCAAGCATACCTAAATGTTGAGGCTGAATACGAAGGACCTTTCAATAAAAATGCGTATACAGGAGAATATACTCTGTCGATGGAGGAAATGGAGGAGAAACTAAAACAGTCTCTCCTCAACTCTATCAACAGAGTCCCATATCACAGCCTTGCTGCGGATAATGGAACAGTCTTTAATGAGCTTGTGGATTGCCTACACAAGAAAAGAGATACGTTCAGAACTGATATTGAATTCAAAACTTTCAAGGAACAAGGAGTTATTGCAGCTCGACTCACACAAAAAGAATTTGAAGACGAGGTCTTTCTGTATGATAAAGAAGGAGCGAAAAGCGTTGCAGCATTTTTTGAAGGGAGTTGCTCTCAGCTATATGTTGAAAGTACGCTTGATACAGCATTGGGTAAAGTCTTGTTGTATGGATTTATAGATGAATTAAAGCGAGATATTGTTTATGACTTGAAAACAACGAATATGTATCAGTTCGGGAAATTCGAGAATCACTGGCAAAGATTTGTATATCCATATTGTTTGATAAATTCTAAGCAGGTGAAAGAAATTACCGGCTTTGAATATAGCATCATTAAATGGCGCACACGTACTGTTAAAATACAGAAAGGAAATTCATTATACAGGTGGATAAATCCTAAGCCATTCTATCTACTTGATGGTAAAGATGTGCCGCAAGGCACAGATGGTGCTATTGAACAATATCCCGATGAAATATCCGCTAAGGTTCATTCATATGAGTACTATCAAGAGTACTACGATTATGACCACAAGGAAGCAACCGACAAGCTACGCTACATTGTAGAAAGCTTTATTGAGTTCCTGGAAGCAAATCGTCCTCTTATCACAGACAAAAAGATTTTCAATCAAACTTAGAATTAATTATAATTTAAACATGAGTAGAATACCAATTTTAGAGGGGACCGGAATACCTGTACTTGGAACTTCTCCAGTACGGCTATCCACCATCCCTTATTTAGAACTTGTCGGTTCTGTCGTACAAATAGTCAGAAGTAGAATCAACGCTAAGAATAAAAATTCTTTTTTGTACATAGCTTGTGATGGAACTTCTACAACCTTTGGAAGGGCAGGGCAAGAAGAAGACTTGATAATAGGAATTATCAATATTCTGAAAGGGGACGAGGCTGCAAGAAAGTATGTATTAGATTATTTCAACAATAAATGTAAGGAAGATGGAAAAACAAAATGAAATGCTCCCAGAGAATGAAGAGCAAGTTAGCAACGAGAGAAATACGGCACAGAACGAAACCATAACGCAAAGTGTAGCTGAAGAATATTCTTTTGACATGCTTGTAGACATGACAGAAGAAGAGCGTGAGGCTTTCTTCGAAGAGAACGGAAAGAGTATTGGCGATATGGATTTTGACAAGAATCTCACGGAAGATGAACTTTCAGAAATGAAAGACGAAATCTACCGCCTTAATGACGAGCTTATGGAGACTACGGAAGAAAAGGTTGCTATTACAAAACAATATGGCGATCGTATCAAGAGTCTTCAAACGCAGATGAATACTGTGACAACGAATGTTAAGAAAGGCACTAAGCCTGTGTGTGAGCCATGCGTGAAAGTCATTGATATGAAAGGAAAGCGTGTTTATTTCTTTGCACAGTCAACTGGTCAATGTGTACTTGTTAGAGGTATTACTCCAAGTGATCTCGAACAAGAGTTTCCATTCGTAACTGTATATAATGTAACAGACGAAGAAGGAGAAAGAGTCGAGTTGTCTATTAGTAGAAATGGAGGTATGCCAGAACTTAATGATAGAACTTCTAATGAAAATGGAGACTACACTTTAGATGATGGAACTCTCATAACAATCGAAAACGGAAAAGTAAGCAATATTGAAGTGCCAGAGCAAGAAGATAGTGCCGAGGATACCGACGAAGATTAAAATGACTATTAGTGTCGCATGGCATATTTGTCATGCGACACTTCAAATATGTTTTAAGATGAAATATAATCTGCGATTCTATCAAAAAGAAGCGAGTGATGCTGCTGTTCGGTTTTTTCGACAGCCTGTAAATAAGTATCATGCACTGGAAGTTCTACCAACTGGTAGTGGAAAGTCGCTTGTGATAGCGGATATAGCTTCACAACTGTCAGAGCCAACAATCGTGTTTCAGCCTAACAAAGAAATTTTAGAACAGAACTTTGCTAAGCTGCGTAGTTATGGGGTAGATGACTGTTCCATATATTCCGCTTCACTGAATAAAAAAGAAATATCTAAGATAACGTTTGCGACAATTGGTAGTGTAGCCAATCACATGGAGGATTTTCAACATTTCAGAAACATCATTATAGATGAGGCGCACGAATGCAATCCACGTGGGGGAATGTACAAAGATTTCATAGATGATGGAGAAAGGAAAGTTTTAGGATTGACTGCAACACCTTATCGTCTTGATGCAATCAATGCACCTGTAAGAAACGAAAAAGGTGAAATTGTAAGAGATATATTCGGGGAGATAGAAAAGGAGCATCGTGCAATTCTTCGTTTTATGACCCGCTGCAAGCCTAAAATCTTTTATAATGTTATTTATGCATGTCAGGTATCTGATTTACTTCGACAGGGATACCTGGCGCAGATACATTATTACGATGTTACACCTAAAGCGTATCAGCAGAACAGTCTAAAAAGGAATTCAACAGGAAGAGATTTTGATGAAACAAGTGTTGAAGAATCGTTTCAGAACTTTGATATGTATTCCTATCTTGTATCAATAGTAAAAAGAGTACTGAATCCCAAACAAAAGGAGCAGAGTCGTAGAGGTATTCTTGTTTTCACAAAAAACATTATGCAGGCGCAAGCACTGACAGCAGCTATTCCAAATAGTGCTTTTGTAACAGGTGAAACCAAGAAAAAAGACAGAGAAGAAATCCTGAGTCGTTTTAAAGCTGGTGAAATAAAAGTGGTAGCCAATGTGGGCGTTCTTACCACTGGCTTTGATTATCCAGAGCTGGACACTGTAATTATGGCTCGACCGACAATGTCGCTTTCTCTATATTACCAAGTAATTGGACGTGCTATTAGACCTTTCCCTGGCAAGGAGCCATGGTTTATAGACTTGTGTGGAAACATAAAAACTTTCGGGAAGGTTGAAAATCTGAGAATCGACTGCCCCAGCGCTGGACAATGGATGGTAAATGGCTGGATTAATGAACAATGGAAACAACTTACAAACGTGATATTCTAATGGAAGAAAGAGAAAGTAATAAAATTTTACACCGCCTATTAACAGGAAGAAAAAGAGTGATAAGAAAAGGAGATTTGAAATATCTTCCAGTATCTGAAAAAAGAATTCAAATGGAATGCCTTTCTGAATTTCGGAAATTATATCCAGGCATCGCTTCTAAAGGGCTTTTGTTTCACGTACCTAACGAGTGTACTGAAAAGCGATTTGATACGCTTAGAACGAATGCAAATGGTATCTGCGCGGGCGTTAGTGATTTAATACTGCTTATACCTCGAAAAGGGTATGGCGCTTTATGCATTGAAATGAAAACGCCAACGGGTAAACAATCCCAAGCACAGAAGCAATGGCAGAAGAATGTTACGGAGGCTGGTCAGAAGTATGTGGTTTGCCACACCGTAGAAGAGTTTGTGAAAGAAGTAAATAGATATTTGAGAGGTTAATGGCTTATGGTCATTTTGTTTGAAGAGAAACTATTTCTACAGGATTGGCTGTACAAAAGTTGTACTGCTAAGGTCCTCATGTTCTTAACTTCGGTGGTCAGTAAAAGTGGTGAAAACAAAATACGTCTAAGTCGCAAGGAAATGTGCCTACAACTGAATGAAAGTGATTGGAGTGTAAGAATGGCAGTAAAGACTCTAATAGAGCATAAAATACTCCTCCAGCTTTCCTCCAGCTCTGGAGCAGCAGCAATATACACAATATCAACAGATTACATTAAAATAGATAGCATTTCCCTCCAGCTTTCCTCCAAAGGAACACGAAAAAAGAGCAAGTCCTCTCCAGCTTCCCTCCAGCTTTCCTCCAGCTCAGAAAGTGAGCTAAATAATTATGATACAGGGAATTATAGTGATAAAGGAGGTGTTCGCTCTCCAGCTTCCCTCCAGCTTTCCTCCAGCTTGAATGAGAAAGAAACAAAAAAGAAAAATTCCCCCATACCCCCTATAAAGAAAATAAAAAAGAAAGAGGTTGTCTTAACAGACGGTTCACAACTTTTGCCTGACGGCAAAGTTGTGCTTAACAAGCGCGCTCGTGAAGTATTTGAAAAAATTTACCAAGAGTTGTATGGGACGACGTATTATTGGACCGCTAAAGATGCTGGACAGATGACAAAGCTGCTAAATGCTATTAAGTTTTCAAGACAGAACAGACCTCTTCCTTTGCAAAATGATACTGATAGTGTGATTAATGCACTGGAGAAATTTCTGCTCTCAATAAACAAGACGTGGATAAACGATAATTTCTCGGTGGCAATGATAGCTTCTCACTACAATGAGATAATCTCTGAACTAAAAAACAAGAAGAATAATGGCAAAGCAATGTACAGAACTGACAACTCTGCTGACTGCAGACGGGCTGAAATCGTTTCTAACGTCGCTTCCTACGACGAAAAATGGAAGAGAGAAAACAGCACTTGCGACACAAATCGGTAGAACGATGCCACCGTCAAGGCTATATAATCTTTATACCCCCGATTTGCAGGGAATACTTGATGGAAGATGCAAGGCTATGGCTGCACTTACAGAACGCAAAGATGTGCCTACTCTATTTGACATCTCTGATGCTTATAACGATGATGATGTAGCTGTAGAGTGGATTAAAATACAATTGGAAAAGGTTAATTCATTTACTAATGTCAAGGAAAAACTTAGTATTGAACAGCTTTATGATCTTGGCGTTCAGGTATTAAACTGCTATGGAGAGCTAAACGTTTTGGAATTTGCATTGTTCTGTGGAAGACTTCGACATGGAGCATATGAGAAATTCTTTGGTTCTGTAGACCCAATGAAAATACTAATGTCGCTTGATGTTTTTATGAAGCAACGAACTCACGACTGGTACAACCATATCGAGGAGGTTAATCAAGCAAAGGCAAAGAGCGAAAATGCAAAGGATAAATCTGTTAGCCCTCAAGAGCTCGTTGCGAAAAATCCTGGTAAATATCCGAATATAGAACATTTACTTCGTGTGGGTAAACTTTAGTTGCTGATGTCTTTCTTTCACGCTTCGTGTTTGCTCATTTGATTATAATTATTTAACAAATAGGATTAAAAATACACCTGTAATTTATTGCAAATATGATTATATTTGATTATCTTTGCATTAGCAAATAAGAATAATAAACCAATCAAAACAGAAAAGGAAATGAGCAACGATATGCAGATAGATTGTGAAATGAAAAGCCTCCTCCTAAACATGAAGAGTAGAATGCCTATGGGACTTTGTAAGGCAGTGTACGTAGGACCGAACAAAGATGTCAATGAAGAGCATTACGAAGAAATGGATATAGAAGATGCTTGCAATGAGATTGATGGCTGGTTAGATGCTGATGGAACTTTCATAGAAAATCAGTTAGTCCTATCTGTCGTGCTTTTGAAAGGGAATGTAGAACTATTCACCCGTCAACCTAATAACATGTCGTGGGAATCTTTATCAACACAAGATAAGCAGAATATATTGCGAGTTGCCAGGGAGACGGTTAATAAAATCAATCATCCGGAAGATTTTGATCTTCCATTCTAAGTAAGGAATTGTATTATGAAAAGTAAAATTTTAAGATGGAATCCTAAAAAGATCTATCACGAAGAAGGCAATGTGTATAAAATCTGCGCAAAAGTATCGCTTGATGACGACTGCAACAACATGCACGCCGATTTCTCTATAACAGCGGATGTTTACGAGAGGACAAAGAATGGGCGTTGGGTCTGGGTAGCGGGAGGATGCCAGCACGTTTTGATTTCGAAGCATTTCCCCGAACTCAAGAGATTCATTCCACTGCATTTGTGCAGCCACGATGGTTCGCCTATGTACCCTGTGGAAAATGGAAGTTTTCACGTTTATAACTCTTCGGAAATCATAGCCAACGACTACCTGCGGCTTTCCGACGGAGAGCTGCAAAAGTTGAACGCAGCCCCGAAAGACCATGCGTATTTCAAATACATGCTTTTCCACCTTGGAATCGTTGCCCGTTGGCAGAAAGAAGCCGATGAGTTTATACGATTTTTGGAGGAAAAAACAGGTGTTGAGTGGGAGAACCCATATACGCCAGAACAGGAGCATTTTAGATTAGAAATTTCAGCTGAAGAAAAAGCTAAAATTGAGACGAAAATCTCAAACGGCTATTATTCAGAAGAAGCAATTGCTGAACGCAACGAGGCACGGCGCATTGCTAAGATAGAGGCGCAACGCGAAGAAATCCTTGCAAAGTACAACAAAACTGAGCAACAAGCAAGGAATGAGCGTGATATAAAGCTGTATATCCTTGACAGTGGACTGCCAACCGACAATGTGATTTACTACAACCACACAAATGAGGTTGTATTCAACTGGAAGGATTATGACAAAAAGATAACGCAAGAACAATTCGTTGATTTTATCAATCAAGTAGATTACTCCAAGTTGCCAGAAGGGGTAGAATTTTCCATCAAGTAACGCCAAAATCAAAGCCGTGTGGTTGCCTCTTCATGGCTTTTATATAAACCAACTTTTTTGAATTATGAAGAAAATGTTTGAAACCAAAGAGCAGGCGATAGATGCGCTGTCCAATCTATTAGCGCAGAGCAAAGCTCAGTCTGTTAAACTGATAAACTCAGTTGTTTGTCATATTGAGGATAAGGAAACATCAATAGATGTAACCAAGGTCGAAGTGAACATGCCGAATATTAAAAACACTTTTTTTATTAACCTTACATCGAAGATTTTCACACTGCCCAGTATCACGAATGTATATCTTGAAGTAAGGAGAACTCTGTACGAGGATGCTCATGGAGGCTTTCAGAACAAGCTCATAGCAATGCGTAAAGATCTTATGACAGAACTTTGGACTATTGCAGCAGGTAAAACCTTTAGATTCGATGATACGATATCACCTCGGTTCTACTTCGATAGAGAATGGAGATCTGTCATTAAAGTGGACGTACCTGCCGATAAGAAATATTCTCCAATCGTTTGGTGGCATGACAACCGCTGCTCTGAAAAAGGGGCTAACGCAAGCACTGGATTAGGGAACTGTCCTTTAGAAACGCAGGTGAATATATATGATTTAATCTGCCAAGAATTATTAAAGTAAAACAATATATAAAATTTTAGATTATGGAATTTTTCAAAACGATTTCAGAACACATGAAAGATGGTCAGCAGTTATCGCTGACTATCAAGAAGAATGGTGAGAATCTTGTGGTGAGCATTCTCCCAGACACAAGTAGCGTAAAAGACAAATCAGTATCCAACCTTACGCCACTCGTTATGAATGGTACTCCCGATGATTTTGAAAACGGCTTTGCCGAAGCATTAGCTCCAGTTGATAAAGCAATTGGGCTCATTTCAGATGTGAAGGCATACGAGAACGAGGTTGAGCAAGCCCGTTCAAAGTCGGAAATGGAAAGTAAGAAAAAAGCGGAGACTGATAAATTGAAGAAAAAGTACAACGATTTACTCTCGCTTGCTAAAAAGAATATCAACGCCAAGAAATTTAAAGACGCAAGAGTGGTACTTGAAAAGGCTTCCGAACTTTCTTGCTCCGATAAAAAGGATATTGACAATGTGCTTGCAGATATCGAAAGTAAATCTGGATCAAACAGCTTATTTGGAGCTGCAGAAGACTTGTCTGATGGTAAGGATATTGAAATCGCTAACAGCGAAAGTCAGGAAGAGAGTGTGAAAGATGGTGATAACGAAAACGAGGAGGAATAAATTATGGCATTGAATTTAACTGGATTGAAGAGAGTATTCAAGTATGGCAGCAGAACATTATCAGACCCTGATAAGTCTATGACACCAGACGAAGTTATGAACTTCTATGCAGGAACATATCCAGAGCTTACAACAAGCAACGTACATGGACCTCAAGTTAATGGTGACAAGGCTGTGTACGAATTCAAGACAACAGTAGGAACCAAAGGATGAGAAAGCAATGCAAAGAGCAGGACTTAATATCCAGATTCCATCAAGCTCTCTATTCTGTAGTCAGAGAAGAAACAAATATGACGCAGTTGGTAAACGTGGAGGAAGAAGAGTCGCACACTCTTCTTCTTCCACCCCAAACAGCGACCCCTTTGCTTTTTTGAAACAGAAGATAGAAGAAATAAGAATTTCCGACGAGCAGTATCTATCGCGTTATGGAATTGATATAAAAGAAAGCTTCGAAAAACTTAAGAGAACCTATAGGAAGTTCTCAGAATATTATGGTTGCGAGTATAAAATTGACTATACAGGCTGTGAAACAACAGCTGACAGAATATTAAAACTTGCAGAATCTTTTGATGCACAAGTAGAGTCTACGGGATTTTATATGAGCTTAAGTAAAGATTATGACGCCACGGCACTCAATTTTGTACTATATTACCCATTGTCCGAATTGGACTGGACAGTATGTATATTCTATTGCTCCCCTGCCGATTATCTCTCAGAAGAGGGTGGTCTGATATACAAGAAATTTATCAAATATATATCTTGTTGCATGGGAATAAGTATAGGAGTAGAAGATAATGTAGAGAATTATTTCCTTGATGCTATCATTAACTGGTACGACGAAGGTGTTTATTCTTCTGATGATGAGCCTGATGAGGGCAAGTTGTATATTGCTAAAATGTACCAAAGAGGAGGAAAATTTCAAAAACTCTTCCAGGAAATATCAAACTTGCCAAGAATGAACGAATTTTATATAAACAAAGAGCTTGAGAATTATCGAAAAAAATGTCCTCACGAAGAATTAGAGCTTGTTGAGTGTATGATAGATGGAGTATCTATTATAAAGAAAATGAATATATGCCAGTACGATTTTACACCTGATGTCGATACTGAAAATGATGACTACTGTGATGGGAAAGTTATGATACCATGGACAACAGCGATACTTTATAGTAGTCATGATGGACTCAGTGACGATTTGGTAGACTGTATAAATACTGATGTGCAAAGTGGTCTGGAAGCGGTTAGCTGGATGGCTAACCTAATCCTGACAGATGAGACTACACCAACAGAGCTAAAAGGGTTCGAAGCAAATAAAAACCTTGGTGAAAAATTTGGAAAATGGATTGATAGATTTAATAAATTAACAGAAAAGTTTGATAGATATGAGCAACCTCAGAGAAAAGTTGAGTAACAAAATGATTCCAACACATGCGCTAATTTTCTTCGAAAGCTCAAACAGGGAATCTGGCGGTGCATACGTAGAACATCGCCGTATAGAAAATGGGGCTTTTGGAGCAGGTGGGCCGCTGAAAGTAAAAACGTTGTCTAAAATTATGGCGGTTGTTAATCAATACATAAAGCAACAAGATAGTATGGTGTCTTTACATGGTATAATTCCAGAGAATCTGCTTTATAGTAGTAGTAAAGCTGAGAGTGTAAAGCTCGTTTGGTATAGAAAGCCAGAAAAGAGAATGATGTATTTTTCTAAGAAATTAGAGATTCCTAATGGCGAGGTAATGGTTCCTGGACTTGTTTATGTTGCGAATGGACAAAACCTAAGCGTGTACGCTTTCAAAGGAACTAAGCCTAAAAGAATACTTTATAAGGCTCCATTCTTCAATGTTAATGATAAAGTTTGCCTTGGTACTGCTAAAATAAAGAAACCTTGCGAAAGTACATTTGATAACTGGATAGAATACTGGGAAGCCATGTTTTGGAAATCTGAATTCGTTCATATTCTCGGAGGGAATCCAATAAAAGGAAACCTTGCAAGCGTAACGAAACGATGTATTACTACAGGAGAAGCATTCCCTATAAATGAGCTAATTAAAACAAACGTTACACTAAAAGATTTGCTGAAATGAAAAAGCTACATTATATAGATAATTATCTACTCAATCCTCAGCATAAAATTTCCGTAGCTCTTATTGGAGTCGGCGGAACAGGTTCACAAGTGCTAACTTCTCTCGGAAGAATGAACTATGCGCTACAGAAACTTGGTCATCCTGGATTATATGTGACAGCTTATGATGCAGATATTGTAACAGAAGCCAATTGCGGAAGACAGTTATTCTCACAGCAAGAAATAGGATTGAATAAAGCCAATGTGTTAGTTACTAAAATCAACATGTTTTTCGGAACTAACTGGCAGAGTAAAGCGGAGATGTTTGGAGAAAAATCAAAGGCTGCCAATATAGTAATCTCATGTGTAGACACAGTAGAAGCTCGACTTTCCATAGATAAAAATCTTAGAAACAACACGTATGGATACGACTATGATAGGTTCATATACTGGCTCGACTTTGGGAATCTTATGGACAGAGGACAAGTTGTAATTGGAACGGCTGGACACTCGATAGGACAACCAAACAAGAAATTCTGTGTGCCTATACTTAAATCTGTAACTGATCTGTTCAAGTTGGAAGAGGTTAATGAGAAGGAGTCTGGGCCGAGTTGTTCACTTGCAGAAGCTCTAAGTAAGCAAGATCTGTTTATTAACTCAACCCTTGCTCAATTTGGATGCGCCATGCTCTGGAAGATGTTTACTAAAGGTGTGATTGATGTGCATGGAATATATCTTAATGTAAACACTATGCGAACAACACCTATCCCGATAAAATAACTTTCTGGGGTTACCCAGACTTTTCTGTCTGGTTTGGACCGCTTGTGAAAGTCGTCCAAATCTTTTAATCGAAAATATTATAATCAAATATAATCATTTTGGTAATAAATGAGTATATTTGCAAATGCAAATAAGATATAACTTCAAAAAGTAAAATATGAGTAACAATAATCAATTTTCAGAAACTAATATCATTATCGCACTGATAGATGGTATTTCAGAAGACCGTGCTCAAAAATATTGTGTATGGTTACACAAACAATATCCGGCAGGTATACCTGTGTGTGCAATAAAAAATGACTTTCAACAATTTGCAGCACTATGAACAAAAGTATAATAGTAGCAAATCCCACAACTCTAATCAGCAGAAACTACAAAGTCGAGTTGGAATTCTTCGATACAAAAAATAGTAAGAAGACAGTTCATCAACGTGAACTGACAAATGCTGACGATCTGAATCCATTCAGAGAAAATATTGCTCATTCAGATGAAATCGGAATTATGCGCGAATCTGGAGTAGTACTTACTGCTGTTAGAATTTACAAAGGAAACGAGATTATCTATGATAAGTATTGTGTAAATAATGAATTAGAAACTTTATTGGTGCTCTTTAATCATAAATAAAATGAAAGAATATAACAAATCATCAAATAGCAAGCTTGATTTATCCAAATCTGCAGAGTTCAATGCAAACTGTAGGCTTAATCTTCTGTTTTTAGTTTCAGAAATACTATCAAGCGCATTGCAAGATACAGACGAATGGCTTAAAAAGGCAGGATGTGAACTAAGACACGAAGACAAAAAGAATTTCAAGACAGCTACGAAAGCTATAGCTGCACTGAAAGCCTTTTCTGGACTGAGCAAAGAAGACTTGAATGACTTCGCTAATGAAGCGGATAGAGTATATCAGCTTCTACTTGTTCTTGAAGATAGGACGGGTGAAGATAATAGTCTTTTCTTCCGGTTCTATGAATATCTTAAATCCTTTCCTTCGAAAGGACATTTTGAAGGCCTTGATGAAAGTGAATCACGTTGTTTTGAGCCGCTATTTACCAAAGAGCAGATGGAGGAGGCGTCATGGTAGAAAAAAAGAGAGACATTTTTTCTGAAATACAGCGCAAGTCTTCTTTTGACTTTGCCATAGGAATTGATACAGGAGTTCATACTGGCTATGCGGAATGGGATTGTAAGAATAAATCTTTTATTCTTGTAAAGACAATGAAGATTCATGAAGCAATATTCAGAGTTAGGGAGTTAATTAAAATTTGGAAGAGAAAGGGATATAATTTCATTATAAGAGTGGAAGATGCCAGACAAAGAAAATGGTTCAATGATAAGTATGCGAAAGATGGGCACATGAGAAATGTTCAGCAAGGCGCGGGTTCTGTAAAGAGGGATGCTTCTGTATGGGAAGATTTCTTGAAAGATGAAAATGTAAATTTTGAGATGGTAGCGCCTAAAAACAATGCAACCAAGATGTCTGACAAATCATTCAAATTTTTGTGTCATTACGAAGGTAGGACAAGTGAGCATGGGCGTGATGCTGCTATGCTTGTCTTCGGTTATTAAGAAACACCAATATGAAAAAAGATAAAACGAAATACAGTGGGAAAGCGATATATCAGCCAACAGGAAAGGCTGGTGAATACTCTCAATGGGCAGCTAATTTCTTTACAGGTTGTTCAAATGATTGTGATTATTGTTACTGCAAGCATGGAGTTCTATCTTCCGTATGGGGAGGTGAGCCTAAGTTAAAAAAGGTATTCAAAAGCGAGGAAGATGCTTATAGTATTTTTAAAAAGGAGGTTCTATTGAATCGCGCAAATATCATAAGAAGTGGTGGCATATTCTTCTCTTTCATGACGGATCCATGCCTTGTAGAAACATGGCCATTAACAAAGCGTTGTATAGACTACCTGATAACGAGGAACATTCCTGTTACAGTACTAACAAAATGTGTTAGATGGATATATGAGAAAGAAACGAATGAACTTATCTTTGAGAATGATAAAGCAAAGGATTTTCTTTGTGTAGGATTCACTCTAACAGGAATAGACTCAATGGAGCATGGTGCAGCAACTAATTCAGAGAGAATAGGGGCTCTTGAGTACTGTCACAGATTAGGAATCAGAACGTTTGCAAGCATTGAGCCGGTAATTGATTTTAATCTATCATACCAAATGATAGCAAAAACTATTGGAAATTGTGATATATATAAAATCGGACTCCAATCGGGGGTAAGCAAAGGGACATATACGCGAGTAAGTGTATGTTCTTTTGTTGATAGAGTATGTTCAATAGTAATGGCTCATGCTGAAGCAAAAGTAAAAATCTATTGGAAAGAGTCTATCAGAAAGTTTCTTCCAGAAGACTACGCTTGTCTCAAACTGGGTTTCTGTGTAGGCTCAAAGTTTAATATATTCAAGGGAAAATAATTATGTTATATGTTATCTGTTTTATAGCTGGTGTAATTACGACAGTTGTACTCGAGGTGTTATTTGTTGTAGGTTTCTTTACAAAGTATAAAGAATAGTAATAAGGAGGTTACAATATGAAGGTGTTGTCTGTAAAACAGCCATGGGCAGCGTTACTCGTAAATGGCATTAAGGATATTGAGAATAGGACACGTAGAACAACTTTCCGTGGACGTATTCTGATTCACGCAAGCAAAGCTCAAAGGTCGGGATTTATTGCAGATTTCCTGACAGAAGAGCAGGCAAAAGCCGTTTGTGAAGCTAAAATCGAGGATTCTGATTTCAGAAAATCTTTAGTACGCGGCATGATAATAGGTTCGATAGAGATATATGATTGTGTTAAAAATGATAGATCTATATGGGCTGAAAAGAATGTTTGGAACTGGAAAGTCCGTAAACCAATTCTATTTAAGAAGCCTATTCCTGCAAAAGGTAAACTGGGGTTATGGAATTTCGAAAAGGAAATAGACGAAAATAATCAATGAACTTAAAAACTTTAATTTATGAAACTATTATTTTATGATTTAGAAACTACTGGACTTGATAAGGATAAGCATGGAGTTTATCAAATGTCTGGACGAATTGTTATAGATGGCTCTGTCGTTGAGACCTTTGACTTTAAGGTCGCACCACACAATGGGGCGGAGTATGACGACGAGGCTCTGAATGTGGGACACGTATCTCGTGAGGAAATCAGTAACTATCCTCCAATGGAAGAGATATTCCCTCAGTTTATAGATATGCTGAATAAGTATGTAAATAAATACGACAAGAAAGATAAATTTTTCCTTGTAGGATACAATAACAGGAATTTTGATGATCAATTCTTAAGGAGTTTCTTTGAAAGGAATGGTTCTAAATACTTCGGTTCTTATTTTTGGTCCAATTCATTTGATTGCTTAGTTCTTGCGACCCCATTCCTTGCAAGCAAGAGATATCTTATGGTAGACTTCAAACAGGCTACAGTAGCAAAAGAACTTGGAGTAAAGGTAGACGACGTAAAACTTCATGACGCAAGTTATGATATAGAGCTTTGTGCAAAGATATATGACAGAGTTTGCGGGAAATATTAAATTTTAAACTTTAGCAAATATGGAATTAACATTTAATCAGAAAATGAAGTTTTCTCTACTGACAAGTACGGGAAACGTGGAAAAAGCAAAGGAAGCATTTGATTTCGTAATGGAATACAAAGAGAGCTTTTGTAGAGAGTGTGAAAAGAAAGCAGATGATAATCCTGAAGTAGTTGATGGAAACGAAAAAGCAGACAAGGTTATGCTTGTTTATGCGGACGAACATGCAGAGGAATTTACTGGAAGCAATCCGAAGAAAAATATAGCAAAGATTGGGGTTATTTTTCAGGGACATAGATTCGCCATTGCTTTGAGAGATTTACCAAAACAATATCCTCTTGTCAGTGATAGTGATAAATGCGAAGCTGAGAGCCCTCTATATAAGGGCGAAATTGATTCTATTTTCGACTGGGATGTAGAATCTCACACGAAACACATCGTAGAAGCTGGTACTGACATTCCTCTCAATGAGGGGGAGTTTATTCCCACAGCTGCTATGTTGGTTGCAATGTATCGTATGAGAGAGAAACTCAATGAGGCCTTAGTTTTTGCAGGAGGAGATCCTTTTAAGACAGATGACTATTACTGGTCATGTAGCGAGAATAGTCAGCATGGCAGTTGGATATTGAACTTTGGTAGTGGCTACTTGGGCAACGGCTACGGCAAGTACACCAGTTACTATGTACGCCCTTGCACAGCATTTAATCTTTAATCTTTTTAACTTAAAAGTGGCGCTGTCTCGGAGCGCCACTTGTATTAAAGTATATTATTTGATTTATTATGGAGAAAATATGTACGACAAAGAAACAAGGGGAAGAATTACTAAAACTCGGAATAGAAAGAAAGACCGCAGACATGTATTGGCCACTTGGATTCCCTTTCCCTGAAGTCTGTGACGAGGGAGATAAGGAACAGGCGGACTATCCAGCATGGACACTTGGGGCACTATTACAATTAATGCCTTCGTCAGGAACATTGTTTATCTCGAGGTACAAAGGTGGTTCCGTAGAATTTTGTGTAACAAGGGTAAGCCAAACTTATAATTATGAATGTAAGGAAAAGAATCTTTTCGATAGTATCTTTAAGTTGGTTATACTCTTGCGTTCAGATAATTTTATCCCACACGTATAAAATATAAGTTTATGGACGAACTAAAGATATTTATCAATGGTTTAATACTTGCAATAAACTGCTCTGCAGTAGCTATAATCTGTTTAGCCCTATCCAGGTGGTTAAAAAGAATGGATCTTAGGTCATTGGCTATGTATGAGTCTTTCGGAGAGCTGAATGAAGCAATAACAAGGTGTAATCTCAATGCTATTGGTATTCATATCGAACATTTAAGGCTACAGCTTCACTTGCTTGGGCAGAAAGAAGAATATGAGGCTATGGGAAAGATAAAAAAAGAACTTGACAGAAGTTTAGAAATATATAACAGGCTTGAAAGTCAATTAAAAGAAATGATGAATGAAACAAAATAATTCAGCAAAGAAATACCTCGATAAAGTATCAGGTTCTGCACTATACTTCAAAGATGGCAACTTCCCTAACATGTCTTTGTATCAAGAAAAAGATATTGAGGCAGCTTTCAACGCAGGGCGTGAGAGCGTGGTGGAGAATATGCCAAAATTGAAATGGGCAAAAGTCTTCGAAGATGGAGAATGCGTTGCAATATCTTCTTTTGGCGTTTCTTACAGGATAGAATTTGCTTATAACAAATTTAATTTATTCTGTAATAGTATATATATCAATTGTTATGTCTCACTTTTAATAGCCAAACAGGCAGCCAACGAGAACTATAAACAAAGGATAAAGAAAGCATTAGGATTATGAGCAAACTAATCCCACGCAAGATTAAAAAGGCTTGCAAAGAATACAGAAATTATGTACCTCTTAAAACAAAGTGGTTGCGATATGTACACACACAAGTTTTAGGTCGAATAGATGTGTATCAACCATATATGAAAGACTATGAAACTTCATTCTCTACTAAGTACGGGGAATTATTAAGCGAATATATTGACTATGGAACAATTTACTGACTATTTCCCATTTATCATTCGACCGAATGTTGCAGACGAGTATCTGCACAGAGTTGTATGTGCGCCTAAAAAGAATCGTAGTGGCTCAACGCCATACGCCAACAAAAGGAAGAGAAAGCGAAAAAATAAACCTAAAAGAAGATAATTATGGAACGATATTATTTTACATTCCCTTTTCGTAACGTTCAACATCACAACTGTTATCACGTTGAAGAAGCCGAGACTTACGAAGAAGCGCGTGATAAGATGGTAGAGAAGTTTGGGGATGACTGGGCTTTCCAATATGACGAAAGTCAGTGGAAAATACCTAAGGAGAAATACGAAAATTTCTACAAGCATGACCCGATGATGCCTAATTGGTTCGAGGGTATAACACAGGCTGATTTATTTAGATTAAAAGAAATTTAGTATGGGAAATAGAATAGTGCAATTAAGCGAGAATGAGTATGACCGACTTCAAAAGAAAGCCGAATTGAACGATACGAAAATACGTGATTTAGCAGAGAAATATTACCAAGAACGTGGTGTCTTTCGAGTTGATATTAGAGTTGGACTTAAAGATAAATACAACGGAGACACTGTTTACTACACTGATGTTTTCTCATGTGAGAACGGCTTGTATAAGAATGACGGATTTAAGGCCATCATCACAGAGAAAGGGCGCAGGAAAATAGAAAGGATATTGTTTGAAGCCTGCACGAAAACCTTTGAGAATCATTTTGGTGATGCAATTAAATTCAAAAATAGCTATGCTGAAGCATTGGAGAAATTTTCGATGGCAAGATGGATTGCTTATACAATAGCATTCAGTGGCTGGGGAGTTGCGGCAGCGTTGATAATAAAAGGTATTTTCAAGTAACACACGAGGTGCAATGTCTGCATTATGGAGAAACTATAAAGTTTGAAATGACTGAATCCAAGCGGAGGTCTGCTTTGATATATTAGGGTTGGTTTATTGAAGAATAAAAACGAAAGTAATATGAATGGGATAGTAATTAATGATAAGCAGTATATCTTCATCGAAACAGATAAATCAGTCGATTGTGATAAATGCGATTTGGATAAAGACGATATATGTGGAACCAGCATTTTATGTGAGCATTTCAGTTGCTTATTGCATGGAACAATATCAAAAGTTGGAATTTTCAAAGAATTAAAAATAGAATAGTAAATGAAAAACGAGATGAATGCATGGTTGCGAAATGGCAGAAAAAACAATGCCTTTGTAGAGCGACTTTCGGAAATTAGTCCTAACGCAGAAATAGATTTCAAGATAGGAGATAAAGTATCTTACACTAATGATTTTGGAGTGGTATTTCATAATCTAACAATCACTGCTATTGGGTGTAAACATGAATTATGGACGTATGGCAATTGTATCTACCTTGATAAAGAGAGTTATTGGTATCCCGTTAAACCGGAAAGTTTGAAGTTGGAATCATAGATAAATATTTGTGATATGAAGCGAATTATATACTTTTTTCTAATAGGAGTTCTAATATCTTGTCAGCCTTCGATGATTAAGGGATTTGTTGTTGCTAAAGAATATGTTCCTCGACACATGGACGATGATCAAGATGTAAGAATTGTAGAAGCCTCATTAGTACCGCACGTTGTGACACGTCCAATTGTTGTACCTCATAGGCATACCCCTGTTCTTGTACCAGCCAAATTTACTTTATTTGTAGCTAATCGTTATAATGTATACGATGTAGAAGTAGATAGCTTGACTTATATACAAACGAAAGTGGGGCAGAGGATAGTATTAGAACGTTAAGGATACCAAAAGTAGGATTAACATTCTATAAATCATTTTTACAAAGAATTTATAATAAAAATGGAAGTTATGAAAATTATATTTAGTATAATAGTACTCCTGCTATTTATCTTTTTTGGTGGGCATGTTACAATCAGCTTTAAATCGCCGTATATTTATGTGGAAAGACCTTGGATTGTAGTTGGTGTAATATTGCTCTCTTTAGCAATAGGAGCATTACAATATGATTCATATTGCCAAGGTAAGAGAGATATGAAAAAAGAGATTTTAGAAAAGAAACTATAGTTATGAACGAAAATGATTTTAAAAATTTAGCGATAGCTATTCATCATTTGAAGGAAGTAGGTTCTACTGATGATACATGTAGACTTGCAGCGTCAAGTCTTTCAGATTATTTTGTCAGTAGTTTTTATAGCAAAATAACAAATGAGGAAGGTGGTATAGAAAATATCGATGATCGTTCTGGCGAATGGATTAAGTGTAAGCGAAGAGAACCTTCTGGAATATAATTTAATAATTGAAATATGGAACAAAAAGAAAGTAAAAGAAGTGGTAATGAACTTCTTAGGGGAAAGTGTATGACTTTTCCAGAGTGTATGACGTGCACTGATATTCAGCATTGTAAAATTGAAATGCGACAAAAAGGAGTGGACCGTTGATATGTATAGTCTATGATTGAGGAGTGTTTTGAGTATAAGGTGTGCCAACTGTATGCACCTTGTGATATCCATTTAGAATCATCTTCTTCGGAATTAGAACTTGGGCTAAATGAACTCGGAAATGAAGGATGGGAGGTTATTAAAATGGAAATCTTTAATGAGAGAGCCCTGTGTGTTGCCAAGCGTAAACGACGCTAA